AGCATCTGTTCTAGGTCATACTGAGATGTCTGTCTCTGCTTCTGGTGGAGTCATTAGTTTATCTGTTATAGATAATGATGATCGAACATCAAATGCGTTCTCAATTGACGTAGAAGGTTCATTCACTGAAGATAAGTTCAATTTTATTTTCAACATCTCAAACCTAAAGATGGTAGATGGTGATTATACTGTTGGTATCTCTCAAAAATTAATCTCACATTTTGTGAATAAAGATAACGGCATTCAATACTTGTGTGCCCATGAAAAAACTAGCACTTACGGAGTATAACATATAATGGCAAAAGATAATAAATATCAAATGGTTGACTTAGCAAATCGCGTCACTCGCAGTACTGTTGCAGTAATTGATACAGTATGCGCACGAGGTGGATTTCGTGGTGAAGAATTGGCAACTATTGGACAGTTACGTGATCAATGTATTGCGCTCATCCAAGTTGTTGAAGAGGCTCAATCTGGTGAAGTGAGCGAAGTAAGCGAAGTAAAATAATTGCGCGAACTTGTTACAGCCGGTAGAATTTTTAATCACAATTATTTCGTTAGTCATGCGGGCGGTAAAAATATCATTGAGGTATTCGGCAGATCGAGAAGATGTCTTGAGTCTCTGAATCTCAATGATATTTATGGATCAGACAAAGTTTATTTGGACTGCGGCGCTAATAGTGGCATTGAATCGATTTCATATTTAAACGATTTCGGAACGATACATTCTTTTGAGCCTGACTCAACGAATTATATATGCCTTAGAGAAAATTTAAAGCATTATAGTAATTGTAATAATCATAAAGTGGCATTAAGTCATGAGAATTCTACTGCAACCCTTGTTAATTACGAATCAGGTAGAGTAAATCATCTAGACTTTCTTCCTACTGTTAGAGGTCGTCGAGTTATCGGTACCTCTACGGTAGCTACCAGAACCTTGGATTCATATGACTTTACTAATGTTTCTTACATAAAAATTGATGTTGAAGGAGGTGAATATGATTTGTTGCAGGGGGCGAAAGATATATTAAAAAATAACAATCCATTAATAAAGATCGAAATATCGAATAGGCACAATGAAGTCGTTGACTTATTGCTTTCGATGGGTTATAATATACTAGCTTTCGCAATGGACAGCTATGTTTATCCATTGAATGATGCTCCTGTATTCTTAGAATCAACAGATTATCCTAATCAGACATTTTGGAAATCTAGAGACTTTAGTCTAGCAGAGTTTAAAGAAAATCACGAAAGAGAATTTACAACAAGATATACTGTGATTCCTCCATATAATCCAAACTGGGGAGATTTCTATTTTAGAAAGAGTTAACACTCTTCTTCAATTTATACTTATTTTATTATTTGACAGGTGAAAATATGAACAAAGAATTTCTGTGGGTAGAGAAGTATCGCCCCCGTATCATTCAAGACACAATCCTTCCCGAATCACTTAAAAGTGTATTTGCAAAAATCGTAGAAAGCGGCGATATGCCCAACATGTTATTTACCGGCACTGCTGGTCTTGGTAAGACTACCGTAGCAAAGGCGTTGTGTGCTGAACTTGACTATGATTATATCGTAGTAAACTGTTCTGAGGACGGTAATATCGATACTCTTCGCGGTAAGATTCGTCGATTTGCTTCGTCAGGATCTCTTGGCGGCGATGTAAAAGTAGTTATTCTCGACGAAGCGGGCTATCTAAATGCTCAATCGACACAGCCTGCGCTACGTGGTTTCATCGAAGAGTTCTCGGACAACTGTCGTTTCATTCTGACTTGTAACTTCAAGAATCGTATTATTGAACCTCTCCATTCACGATGTGGTGTATATGAATTCAATACATCTAAGAAAGACATGGCTGCATTATGCGCACAGTTCATGGAAAGACTTAAGTTTATTCTAGATTCTGAAGGTGTTGATTATAATCCTAAGTTGATTGCTAACATGATTATGAAATACGCGCCAGATTGGAGACGCGTTATTAATGAGTGTCAGAGATTCTCTATCGGCGGGCAGTTAGAGTCTATTGCTATTGACGGTAATAGTAGTACTGAGTATGATAAACTCTTTACTATTCTGAAAGATAAAGATTTTAAAAAGATGCGCTCTTGGGTTGTAAATAACGTCGATGTTGATGCATCATCTATCTTTCGCTCTATATACGACAGGATGTATGAGAGAGTAGATGCTTCTTCTATTCCACAACTAGTTCTAATTCTTGCCGATTACCAGTATAAGAATGCGTTTGTTGCAGATCATGAGTTGAATATTGTTGCTTGTTTGACAGAAATTATGGCGAATGTTGAGATTAAATAATGATCAATATATATGATTATGAAACATTAAGTGCTGAGTTGAACACCGCTCCTGTAGTAAACGTGGCGGCAATGACTGTTAATGAAGATTACTTTCGTTCTGAGACTCCATACTCTTACATGGATTTAGTTGGTCTTGCTAAGACAATGAAGTTTAATGTTAAAGAGCAGGTCGAGAAGTATGGACGTATTATAGATAAGAATACACTCTTGTGGTGGCAGAAGCAAGGACCCCAGGCACTGAAGCAACTCGCTCCTCTGCCCACCGATGTGTCAATCACAGAACTGCCTGCTTTTCTTCGTGCGACAATGACACCGGGACAATTAGTGTATACACGAGGCAATACATTTGATCCTGTTCTCACCACATCTATATGTAATCTACTAGGCGAGTCGGAACCCTACAAATTCTGGGATGTACGCGATACTCGTACCATGATCGAAGGCATTGCAATTGGTCATGGAATTAATATCAAAAACTCATTTGTTCCAAAGGGTATTGCAGAGGGTGAGTTCGTCGCCCACAATCCTGCGCATGATATTGCTATGGATATTTTTAGAATACAGCAGTTGTTAAGAGGAGTATACTACAATGAACCCTTTTGAATATGTGAATGCAATAAATTTAACTAAGAAAGATTTAATGATCGATGATCTAACCGAGAAAAGTTATAGTCCTTATATGGTTAATCGATCACTATCATATTTTCCTGACACAGTTGCTCTTGCGAATGTAATGAACAGATACCACCAGTTGGATAAAAAACTACAGTTTTCGTTTTTACTAAATATAGTTAGAAAGAGAAAAAGGTTCTCTAAATGGGATAAACAAATTTTCTCTGATGATCTGGAAGTAGTAAAAGAATATTATGGATATAGCAACGAAAAAGCAAAGTCTGCACTATCTCTACTAACTCCGATTCAAATAATGGAACTACGAAAAAGGATATACAAAGGTGGAAGGAATTAAATTATGGACATCGGCAGACATGTTAGAGATAATACTAAAGGAGCCTGATGACTTTTTAAAAGTACGTGAAACACTAACACGAATGGGAGTTGCTTCTCGTAAAGAGAATAAACTTTTTCAATCATGCCACATTCTACATAAACAGGGAAGATATTTTATAGTCCATTTCAAAGAACTATTCTTACTGGACGGCAAGAAGTCTAATCTAGAAGAAATGGATTTATTACGTAGAAATACTATTGCTCAGTTGCTCGCCGATTGGGGTCTAGTGAGAGTAGTAGACAAGAATATGATTGCCGAATGTGCTCCACTTCGTCAAGTGAAAATTATTTCACATAAAGAAAAGGATGAATGGGAATTATGTCCTAAGTACAATATAGGCAACAAGTAATTGTAGAATAACATATATTACGAATTTTATATCAAACAGGGTTACTGTTAATATAAATAAGCACGTAGATGCGGATTGTCCGGTCTACTTATTTTATCTTGCTTTTAATTAAGGAGAAGCACTATGACGAACACCACGAGTATCAAAGTACCGAGTCTATATCCACGAGCATCATTTGTGGGTTTTGACCACCTCTTCGCCGAACTAGATTTTGTCGCGAGAAATGCCAAAGACACTTATCCTCCACATAACGTAGTAAAAATCAACGAGTTTGATTATATGATAGAGGTAGCAGTCGCGGGTTTTGAGATGGAAGATCTTATCATCGAGCAGGACGAAAGAACTTTGAACATAGCAGGCAATCAACAAAGTGTGGATGCGCCTGTTGAATATCTTCACAAAGGTATTTCCACTAAGAAGTTTCAACGAACTTTTCGACTTTCTGAGTATGTTGAAGTAGTAGGAGCGGCTCTGGACAAAGGTATCCTTGTAGTTAATCTAAAGGTCGAATTGCCCGCAGAGAAGCGTCCACGTAAAATTAAAATCAATTAATTTTCGTGGAGAAAAAAGTAATGTCAACGTCTAAAGTAGACAAGGTCATTGCTTGGTTGATAGGTTCAATGTGTAGTGTTGCATTGTTCGTATCATTCACAGCACTGGTCTAACAAACTCGGGAGGTGAAATGCCTCCCTACTTTTAGGATGAACTAATGATTGAAGCATATATGGGTGTTGACCTAAACAATCCACTCGCAGTAAGGTACAACGAATTATCCCTCAAGTCTTTTGAATGTGTATCTGACGTATTGAACATAAATGTAATACAGTGTATCACTCCAGATACGTTATTCCCATATCTCACGTTATCAAAACATAAAAACAGATCACCTCAAGAAGAAGCGCATATTCATTCGACCTTCAGGCTTATGCGACGAATTGCTAATGGCGAACGCTTATGGATTATGGAGCATGACGCATATTTAATCCCGGAAGAGGTTGACATCTTTAGGCGAATCATGTTAAAATACACAGAGATGCCAACATGTAATATCGGTATTGCGCTTGAGTGTTATACTGTAATACCTAAAGTCGCAAAGATGTTTTGTGATCATGTTATTAATGACAAGAAGCACACCTGTCGTGGACCTATGAGTATTCTCCATAATGTTACTGATCTATATTGTAACGTGAATGGTAATAATCGCAATAACGTATATTGGCCCTTAAAAGGCATGGATAACAGAACGGGTATCTCCAATAATGTGTCGCGGGCACATGTAAATCCCCATGTAATTGTAAACAGTCCTGTGACTCAGTTAATAGATGAGAGTCAAGGAACCACAGTGACAGATAGACTTAGATTTCAAGGAAATAACAAATTCTATAACTCGGCGACTCATCCAAACTTTCACTTCGTGACATTATAAACCGCTTGACATTTCTTGTTGAGTGTTGTATAATTCTATCCTATACTATGGAGAATCTATGAAATTTTACACTAACGTATCTCGTTACGGTAACAAACTACTTTATCGTGGATTCGAAGACGGTCAGCGCATCGAAGAGCGTGTGCCTTATCAACCCACTCTCTATGTCACCTCACGTAAAGCGACTGGCAAATACAACACCCTCTACGGTGTTCCTGTCGAACCTATGCAGTTCGATTCCATGAAAGAAGCGACTGAATTCACTAAACAATATGAAGGCGTGAAGAACTTCGATGTACATGGACAAACCAACTTCGTAACTCAATTTATTAGTACTGAATTTCCTCAAGAGGATATCAAATGGGATCTCAGTCAAATTAATATATGTTCAATTGATATTGAGGTTCAGTCTGATCAGGGTTTCCCTAAACCTCAAGAGGCTGCACATCCTGTTACTGCTATATGTGTCAAGAATAATCAAAGCGATACCTATGTTGTGTGGGGTCTTAAAGACTATGACTCCTCTACCAACAACTTAAATGTCGAGTACTTCAAGATGATTGACGAGAAGGCAATGCTTCGCGCTTTCTTGGACTGGTGGGGCGCTAACTCGCCTGACATCGTTACTGGTTGGAACTCAAAGATGTTTGATATTCCATACCTGGTCAATCGCACACGTAATATAATCAATGATGATGCTACTAAAGCATTCTCTCCATGGAAGATAGTTCGTGCGCGAGAGGTTAAAACTGCTTACGGTTTTGATCAATCATATGAACTCGAAGGTATTTCACAACTTGATTATCTCGATCTGTTCAAGAAATTTGGTAAACTGACCTACGGTGAGCAAGAGTCCTACAAACTAGATCATATTGCTCAGACTATACTCAGTGAAGCAAAACTGTCATACGAAGAATATGGCAATCTACACACACTATACAGAGAGGATCACCAGAAGTTCATCGACTATAACATTAAAGATGTTGAGTTGGTCGTGCGATTCGAAGAGAAGATGGGTCTAATTGCTCTTGCTCTTACCATGGCATATCAGTCTAAAGTAAACTATACAGATACGTTCGGCACAACTTCTATCTGGGATTCAATTATCTACAATCAGTTGATTAGGAAGAATGTTATTATTCCACCTAAACCACCACTCGATCACGATGTTAGTCGTATTGTTGGTGGTTATGTTAAAGACCCACAGGTTGGTTCACACGACTGGGTGACATCATTCGATTTGGCATCTCTGT